TAAATGCAGAACCTGCAAGAGGTAAATGAAAAAGTAATTGATCCATCTCAGGATCATACTCTTGCATCACATTTGTAATTTGATAATTCATAAAATCTTTTACACGTTCAGCTTGTGCTTCTTTGTCCATTGAAACTTCACCAACAACATTTACGTCAACAGGTCCTTTTGCTGGTAACATCTCTTTGTAGGCATGCGCTTGAAATTGTGTAACTGACTCTGCTAATAATGGATGTGTAACACCACTAGCTCCTTGAAAGGGTTGTGATCTTTCATCGTATTTAAAACCAAGAAGATCTAAACCTTTAGAAAAACCTTCTTCCCAATCTTTTCGTGAACTTTTATCATCTTCAAATTCATCTAATAATTTACCTGATATTCTTGTTAATTCATCTTCGTCTACTATTTCTGCTAAATTATCATAAAAATCATTTGACGCTGTTTGTAAAACTGGATTTATTACAGCACCACCATCTTCTGTCATTTCAATATTTACGTCTTCAGATTCTCCAGGAGCATCAACAATTATTTCTTCTTCTTGTATTTGTGCAACATTATCTCCTTGTATTTTTTTATCTATAGCCATAGGTTCCTTTTAATGTAATTTAGTCAAACATTCTATTTAATTTATTCATGCCTCTTTTAATAAAATCTAATACTTCAACAGGCTCTAATTGACTATCAGTTGCACGTAACTTTTCAATAGCAGAACCTTGCATTAAGCCTATTCCACTTATAAGTAAATTTATATTATCTTCAGAGCTACCTCCAAAATCACCTGTTTTTTGAAGATCCAAAGCTAGACGTATAACTTCTGAATCATTTAAAGGACCTGAACCTTTTTCTTGAATTCTTCCTTGAACATATTTTTCTATCTGAATTAAATCTTCATCAGATATAGTTCCTTTTTGACTTGTCTTAACTTCACCACCAGTTTCAAATCCTGGTAATTTATTTTTAAAATAATTCATTATCATGTTTTCTCCTTTAACCATGGCTTCGCCAGATGGTTTAATTACTTTATCTTCTATAACAGGTTCTAACATTTCTTGAGCTGCTTTCCCTGCAGCTAGGACTAAAGGAAAATCTAAAGCATATCCCAAAGGTGTTGCTCTTTTTGCTATTGCTCCTGCAAGCGGTGTTGCTGGTTTTAGCATCTTAGTAAAAGGTTCTACAGCTTGCATAAAATTTTTATTTTTAATAAAATCTGTAAGTTTGTTTCGGTAATCAAGTACCTCTTTTGATTTTTCTCCAAATTTTTTTACAAGCCCATCAAGAATTGCTTTAGCATATTGAAACTTAATTGATTTTGTACCCGGCTGTATTCCTCCTAACTTACCAACAAGCCCAGGATAGTTAGCTTTAAAAGTAGAATCAAGAGCATCAGCGAAAGCTGCTTGTTGATTCTTTGGAACATAATCATATTGTTTAATAAGAAAATCAGTAAACCTATCTTTTTTTAAAACTTTTGTTGCTTTGTTTGTTTGTAAGTTTCTTTTTGTTTCATAAAAATAATCTCTTGGGTATCCATCAACAACTCCAGCTAGTGCATCTCTTTCTATTTTGCCAAAGGCATCTTTATAAAATGCTGTTTTAATTAATGCTGCTTTATTCATCGTTTTTGTTTTTCCAGCATCTACTAGTTTTACGTCTTCATCAAAATTTACACTATCAAAATATTTATTTATATCTTTAAAAAAATCATCAGGATTTACACCCGTTTCATAAACCGGTACTCCCTTTGGTAAATCAACTTTAAATATACGTGTCTTACCATTAGGTAGAGTCATTGAAACTTCAAATAGGTTTCCTTTACCTGCTACTCTTTTTACGGATGATTGTGGAGTATCCGATATTAATGATCTATTTGTTGTTAACCTTGTTTGTCCTTTTGGATCAACGTTAACTGCTTCAGGTAAATTTTGTAATACCGCATCAGAAGTTGCGATACCTGAACTTGTTCTTGGAGGCTCGCCGCCTGCTGCCATTCTAACAGGTTCCATGTTTCGTGTTACACGGTTCGTGAACCTATCATCTGGTGCTACTTGTAGTATTCCTTGCATTAGTAATATTCCCTTTGTTGCATGATCCGTGGTTCATCTTGATAGTCATCTGGTAGATTAATAAAGCTACCTTGACGAAAACGCATTAATGCCTGTGTAGTTGAATCAACTAAATCATCGTACTCACCATAAGGGAAAGCGGCACATTCTTCAATAACTTCTTCTGCCCATCGCTTATCAGCAGGATAATAAATCTTACCAGCTTCAAACAATGGTGCAACAGAGTTCACACGTACATGCTTATCGTTTCCTTTACTTGGTGTAAAATTGACAACAGGGACTCCTATTTGACGTAATTCGTGAGTTAGGGGTGTACCCGTTGCCTTGGCTTCGATTATCACTGTCTCAGGTTCCCAGTACTTATACTCTTCTAATGCAATTTTTTTTAATTCAGGGAAGTCCCACCTCCCCTTACGAACATCAATCAATATTAGGTGTGGCCCCTTGTTCGGAGGATAAAAAACTCCCCACGTAGTGATCGCAGAAAAATCAGCTGTTTCTTTTTTACTGAACGCTGTGTCATAACTTTGTATAATGTGTACTAAATCAGGAATTTCTTTTGGTTTCCATTCCTTCCACCATTCTCTTTTAATGATTGATCCTTCTTCAGAAGTTGGATTTTGTTGCCATTGTGCTTGCCACTTACCTTCAGACAAAGATGCTTTGACTCCCTCTAATTCTTCTAACTTCCAATAGTTTGGCCAGACAGGAGTATTGCTAGGCAAGATTGCTGGAAATTCTATAACTTCCCATTGATCTGCTTTCGGTTCTGATTGTGCATTTAACAATTTTCCTGTCAAATCTTTCGTGGACCAACGTGTCATAACAATAACGATTGCACCACCTGGTTGTAAACGTTGACGAGGACCAGAAGTATACCACTCGTATGCTGAATCCATAGCCGTGTCACTTAATGCATCTTGCTCGGAATGAGGATCATCAATAATTAATAAATCTGCACCACGACCGGTAATCGCACCACCGATACCTGCTGCATAATACTCGCCACCTTTATTTGTTTCCCAACGTCCTGCCGCTTTGGAGTCTGCTGCAATTTTACAATCTTCAAAGACTTGTGCGAATTCACTTGTATCAACAAGATTTTTCATCTTACGACCGAATCTTACTGCAAGTTCTCCTGTGTGTGTTGTTTGTATCACCTTTAATTTTGGATTTTTTCCTACCATCCATGCAGGAAACAAATAAGAAGCAAACTCCGATTTAGTGTGTCTGGGGGGCATGTTCACTATCAATCGCTTAATCTTGCCATTGGCAATATCTTCAAACTTCTTGGCAATTTTTACGTGATGATCTCCTTCAATAAATTCTGGCCAAACGTGTTTAACAAAAGGAATAAACCTTTTTTCTGCTAGGTCTAACTTTCTTAATTGCTGTTCCAATAATTCTTTTTGGAGTTGGACCTCCGTTTTGTTTTGCATGTAATTCTATGTATCAAACTTGCCCGTACGTGTAAATTATTTTTATGGGGTCTAGTTTAGGGGGGTGGGGGTTAATGGTAAAGGGATTTGTATATTTATATTAGATGTAAGTACCTAAGTATCATGCACCATGAACCATGGTGCATGATTAATTATTAATTAATCCTTATGCGTAACAGTTTGAATCTGTGCTTCACGCTCCAGGGCTGTTACTCTTTGATCAAGTTTACTGATACAATCAACAAGTTTATTTATTTGTTGTGTCATTGTTAAACAAACTTGTAACGTATAATTATTTATATCGTTTTGTGTTTGTGCTTTTGGTTCATGGTTCATGGTTCTTTATCCTTTCTATTAATATGGGATTAATCTTATATATTTATTTCGTTTTCTCAAGGTTTAATTCTTGGGCAATTTTCTTTTTATATTCAGGATAAGGCAAGTGTCTGTATTTATCGACGGCTTGTAAAAAGTTTATGTATCCTGAACCAAGTTTAATTTTTTTAGTGCTGCTCTTTTTCTTTTTCATATTTTCATTTCTCCATTTTCAATATCTGTTAATTTAATATTTTCTTTTTCTTCTTTTTCTTTTCTCAATTCCATATCCGATAATGAATAAATTTCGTCATTAATCTTTTTATTAATATCAACGTAAAAAGAGAAATCATAAACACTATTTTCTTTAGAGCTTATGAAATCCCCTAAGGCTCTTCTAATACATTGTAATTCGCTCATGTTTAAATCTAACATTTTAATTATCCTTTCTAAAATAATTCTAATTGTTTTGGGTTTGGTTCTTGGTTCATGGTACACGGATCACGATCCAAGAAATTAAAAGACTTTGTAAGATTATCAAACAAAGCCCTTTGAATAATTTGTTTATTTACATAAAATCTAAATTCAATTAGATTTTTTTTAATCTCTTTTCTTGTTACTGTATGATTAACAAATTGATTTGAATACTTGGCAC